GATGCGGGAGATTATGCAGCTCAGGCGAAGTATTACAAGAAATTCTACAACACGGAATTAGGAGCAGGCAGCGTCGAACAGTACCTTGAAAACTGGTATGAATTGAGTGGTGTTCCACGTGAAACAACCTGATTTCTTTCCATCAAAAAGCGATTTGCCGCCCTATATCGATCCTGAATTATGGGCTGATCTTATTCAACATCGCAAGGAAATAAGTCATAAGGTTACGCCGGAAACGCTTAAATATATTCTCAAACGATTATACCGATGGAATAAACGCGGGGTAGATGTCAATGCCTGCATTGAACAATCCATAGCCAACGGCTACCAGGGTATTTTCGAGATTGAACAGCATGGCACAGGTAAACAAACAAACGGGCCTAGAAAGCTGTACGTGCCGACTGATAATGGTGCAATGATTCACTGGCAAGAGAAACATTTTCCAGACTACAAATACGGTTATGGCGAAGAGTACACCACAACTCGGCAGCGTCTTTGGATGTTGGTCAGGCAACGGGAGGCAACATGATTCATTGGACCAGACAATCTTTCAGAATTTCATGTCACATCGGAACTAGTATAGTTGACGGGTGGGTATCAGAAGACAACCTATGGGGCATTTCTAAAATGAGATGGGTCGGAAAACATCCAGAGCTATTCAAAATTACTCATATCCGCACAGGCTTAAGCCTTAAACGAAAACTGAAAACAGTTAATGAATGTAAAATAATCTGCACTGAACTTAGCAAACAAGGCAGCCAATGGGATTTTGGCGTATTCGGAGTTAAGCCAGTGTTGTCAAAAAAAGAAAAAACCATGCGCAAGAAAGCTGTAGAGCAAGCAGCGTTAGGGGTGTTGTGAACAGTTACCAAGAGAAGCGAATTGTTAGGGCGCTTGAAAACAATAGCAAGCTAACCTCTTGGGAATACGATTTCATCAATTCACTGGCAGACAAAGACGAAGATTACAAACTGTCGGATCGGCAAAACGAGGTATTGAACAAGATTTCAGAAAAAACCGGATGATTAATTTAAAACCAGCCTATACAGACAATGACATGATGAAAGGAGCGTGGGCCGCTTTTTGTCAGTGGGCATTAACGGAACCGGAAATACGCCTAGAGTTTAAGGATGAAACCGGAATTGATCTTGATAACCTTTTCAAAGCATCAGGGATAAATGCCGCTGTAGACAAAGCAACGGGTAGAATAGATGCGGCAATGGAAACATGGGCCGAGTGGGTAACGAAAACCTATTGGGGCGTTGATTGAGTGCTTTAGAAGAAATGCTAGCCTTTCATATAAGGATTGCGAAGCTACCAGAGCCCGTTCGGGAATATAAGTTCAGCAAGAAGCGGCGTTGGCGGTTTGATTTTGCATGGCCCGATAAAATGTTGGCGGTTGAGTGCGAAGGCTTAACCTGGAGCAAGAAAAAATCACGCCACACAACCGACAGTGGGTTTGAAAGGGACTGTGAGAAATATAATGCAGCGACTATTGGCGGATGGAAGTTGTTACGATTTACCAGCGGTATGATCAAAAGCGGCAATGCATTGAATCAGATAGAGCAGCTGTTGGAAGGAGATTCCGTAATAGCGTTTGATAATATCTTAAAACACAAGTAGTATTTCAGCACATCATTTTAAAAACAACGTTTGGGCAGGATAGCCCGCCATCAATTTACAGTGTGTCTCGCCGCACTAAAAAAACGAGGCTGAAAGATGCACTTGTTGGACAGCGATTGGATATGGGGATCATGGATACTGGCGTCATTAGGATTCGGCTGGTACGTGACAAGTAAATTGAATTCAAATGCCAGAATAATTGAGCAAAATTCGCTTGCCCTTGTAAAACTAATTGAAATTGGGGCGGCGCAAACTCGAATATTAGAAGATCATAAAGAATTCATGCGCGAAATGATCAGAATTATTCGGTGGGTGATTGATCAAGCACCAGACGATAAAAAACCTGGAACTCCACCGCCTTATGTGCGCGAACCACGCTAAAATTATAAGCTATAATAATTGTTCCACGTGAAACCATAAGAGGTTTCTATGAAAAAGTTGTTGCTCTTTATCCTGCTTTGTATTCTTTCTGCATCACTTCAGGCCCGTGACAGTGGTTCTTATTTCAACCTGGAGCGAGCTGGTGAAGGAATGTTTTTTGACCGCACTGGCGATGAGGTATTTTTTGGCATTTTCACCTTTGGCGAGAAAAGGTGCGTAGCAATCTTGCCGGAAGTTTCGCCACGGATTGCCGAGGAAACGTGCAGTTTCAATGGCCAACGGTGGTTTACTGGACTAGGAAATTTTAATCCGCTATCCGACACTGTATCAGGTCAGTTGTATATCTCTGATGCCATAGATTTTCCATTTGCATTTATGGGCCAAGTGTCTGATGCAAATATTGTAGGGCTCTTCTTGATGTTTCGAGAGGGCGACGGATTTGTGATACATGTCACCCGAGTTGGGCCAAGACTAAAGCCTGCAGACCTGCTATTTTCTGAGCTGTTGGAATTCACCGCTCGCGCAACTGAGGCGAAGGACTGATGTTAAAGCTGGCACTGTTAATAATTCTCATTTCACTTGGGGGCTGTGCAACCTATATGGAAAACGGCGGGCTGTGTTTTCGCTTTAACCCGGATATTGCGGAACCGCAGGAAGAAGCGGAGAATGATGAATCATGACTGTAGCAGCAGACCGTGAAAACCATACCCTGACTTTTACCTCGTCAAGTCGGACAATCGAATTTGAAGAACGCGAGGAACTTGGATTTATTCTCAAAGAGGATGGAGGTGTTATACTGAAAGAAGACGGATTCGGCTTGCTGCGGGAATAAGATGCGGGAACACAATGAACTAAGCCAGGTTATTGTTACTGCACTCCCTAAGACTGCAGCTGGGGTCGCTTACATCCCTGTTACCGCAAGTTATACTGTGCATGATTGCCGGTCCCGGGAAGAACTGGTAGCTAGCACCACACTGAGTCCAGCCGAGGAAATGCAAATTATCATTCCCGGATCTGCTAACAAAATTATTGTCAGCACGGCACGGTCAGAAGAAAAAGCAGTGACGGTGGTTACTGATTCCGGTCTTTCTACAGAACATCATTCACAATATCTATATCGGATTATCAATTTGAAATTTGTTGGAGATTTCTAATGCCTGGACACACCCCGAAAGAACGCAAAAAAAGGCGCAAGCCGAAAAAACGCAAGAAAAAATAATGCCGCTCAAGCCAGGTAAAAGTAAAAAAACAGTTTCAGCCAATATTCGAGAATTGAGAAAGTCGGGCAGGCCACAGAAACAATCTGTCGCAATTGCCCTGAGTAAAGCCAGGGGCGGCAAGAAACGGAAAAAGCGGAAGAAAAAGTGACAATCATCGAGGATTAGCAATCATGACAGTAGCAGGCACTGGTGACAGACAAACGCTCACAGTAGATGGAGACACAACTAGAGTCGCCTATGTTGGGCCAATTCGGGTGAATCTTTCGAATGACTTTGGCAGTGGTACGGCAAAAATTCAAGCCACCGATCCGACTGGTACGCCTATTGATGTAGGCACTGACACCTTCACTGCAGCTGCCGATAAAGCAGTAAATTTTCCAGCAGGCGAAACAAACGTTGTATCGGTTAACCTTGCGGGATCTACCTCGCCCGACCTGGATGTCTGGATTCAAGGTAATCGATTAGGACAATGACTACCGTAGTAAACACGGTCCAAGATACAGTTCAAAACATGGTAGAAGATGTGATTGTGGCTGTGGGAACGTTTATTTTCTTGGATGCCGATGATACCGCATTCGTGGCACCGCTTACTTTCTTGGACGCCGATGATAGTAGTTTCACAATTCCTAAAACGTTCTTGGACGTTGATGACACCAGTTTCTCTTTATGAACATTAATTTCAAGAATAAAATTGCGCCGAAGATAGGCGCATATTTGAGGGCATAGCATATGTCAACTGGGTTCAAGGTTCTTGTTGGCGATACCGCCACACCGCAAGCCAGAGTGCCAAAAACAGGTGAAGAAACCTATCTTTTGCCAATAAGTTTGACGGACGCAACGGGCGCGGAAATAGCCTACGATTACCAGTATATTGTCAATAAAGCTGCTGGTGATGATACCGGATTTCGCTTGAATATGACTGATACGGCGAGTCCAGGCTTGGGTTTGTTAATGGATTTGCAGAAAGATAGTGTTAGCAAATTTAAAGTTGCTCTCAGTGGCAATACTACCGTAAATGCATTAATAGTTGCTGCTCCTACTGCTGGGATTATAGCAGGTGCTGGCGCCTCTAACTTAAATATTAGCGGAGGGTCCAGTGTTGCATTAGGGTCTAATCTTAGATTGCATGGTCAGACGCACGCCACTCAAGCGAATGATTTTGTAGTACAAGTAGCCCAAACTGATGTTTTACATTATGACGATTCTCTTTTACTTTGGGATTTCAAAGGAAAGAAAATAATATCAGATGGACAAATAGTACTGGATAATGTGCAAGGGTTTGGCAACACAACCGGCGTAGCTTTTGGCGACGGCGATACTATCTTGTTTGAGGTTTCTGATGATGTTTTTGTTATTGAAGTTGGGGGTATTGAAGCATTACGCTTAGCCGCAGCTTCCAGTCAAATTCTAAAGAACGACTCTCTCCAGGCTGGGCTTACTGCCGGAACGACGCAAACTCAAGCAGGCGGCCTGCAACTTCTGTCCTCATACAATGAAGTCGCCACAGTAGCCAATGCAGATGATACCGTGGTGTTGCCCGAAGCAGTTGCAGGACGACTATGCGGAATCATCAATAATGGCGCCAACCGAATGCAAATCTTTCCGGCTGTCGATGATGATCTAGGTACCGGAGTGAACGCTGTAACTACTTTGGCATCAAATCAATCCGTTAATTATCGCGCTCATGACGCCATCAACTGGCGTATTGAAGCAAACACTGAAATTATTCATGCCGAAATGCATGATGAAGATAACACCGATGTATTTGTGATTAACGACGCCGGTGCTGATTTCCACGCTTACCATACCAATGGTTTAGTCCTTGGGGACACCCAAGGCTGGACTTTTGATGCCGGTGGCGCTGGCACCTCTCACGCCATCACTGTGATTGCCGATGGAGCGGCTAGTGGCGTCGATATTAAAGTCACCACAGGTACGGCTCATGGTTTAGCGGTAGGCGCTATTATTTCACAGACCAATCTAGCCAATGCCGCCTATGTTGGTTTTTTTGTGGTTAAAGCGATTATTGACACCACCAACTATGAAGTGGCGGCGGTTTTTACCGCTACGGGTACCGGCACGATGGATGAGGCAGCTACCCTTGTTTGTGGGGTTGGGTTTTCTGGTGATTACCGAATCAGTTATTATGCATCTGCCACTACGGCAACCAACAACGAAACATTCGATTTCCTGCTGAACAAGCAAGCTGCAACTATTACCGGTACTAAGGTCCGGCGTAAATTTGGCACAGCAGCGGATTTTGGTTCATTCTCTGGTGGTGGTGTTGTATCCGTTGCCAATAATGACAAAATTTCTCTCGCTTTGAGTAATGAAGACAGTGCTGGAGATCTTACTATTCGTAATCTAAATATTGTAATTACCAGCCTATAAGAAAATCACATGAAAAACCTATCACAAGAGAAACTGTTATTTATCGTTAGCGCGATCGAGGGTAAACCTGCGGGTACGCCAGAAGTCGCTATTATCAAAGGCGAATTATTAATTGAATTTGCCACTCCGCTGGTGAAAAAGACACCTAAACCGGATTTGAAGGAAGTTAAACCATGACCGCTATAACTGATGCAACTACTGTAATCCAAACGCTGAGCGGACGCGCTGTCGCTAATGCACAACTAGTACGCATTGCCGATGCCTTTGTTTCAGCTGATCCTCATTCGCTGGCGGCATTTGCAGATCCGGCAAGTCCAACGAACGAGGAAAAGGCGCAACTGGTAATGGACACATTTTCAACATGGGGCCGACAAGTGGTGAGAAGCGTAGCTGAAGCCAGTGAAACAGTGACAGTTGAAGGACAAGTCACTGGTGCAGGCGATACTGCAGCAGCAGATTTTACCTAATTAGGATTACTGATTAGGATCGTAAATAACTTCTCAGCGGATCCGGACAAATTACGATCACCAGCTTCCCACATGCCGATAGTCCGTTCCGATACCTTCATGGCTTCGGCTAATTGCTTTTGTGTCCAGCCTTTGGCTATGCGGGCTTGGGTGATTTCATGGGGTGTCATTAGACTTTCTCATTCATGAGGCCCTTTTGGCAGCGATGCCCAGTGGGTTGCACGCCAAGTGTTTTTCTCTGGCACATGTCGTGCATCAAGCCATTTGGCCTGTTTGTACTTGCCGGTTTCGCCGACAATAATCCGACCAGAACTAGCTGGCTCCCCTGTTGCTACCTGCCATAAAAGAACTCTTTTTCCATTTGGCGCAGTTTCATATAGTTGCCAATCGAGATAACCAACTCGATGATCTTTGCCTGAGTTATCCGTATAGAACAATTCACCTTCGTCTGCTAGTCTTGTCCAAAGTGTTTTGTCTTTATGCCGTAGCAACAATATCGCGCCAATAAAAACTATGAAAATTGCAATCAAATATAAGACCGCGCTTAAAACACCAGGTTTAACGGCTAACCCACTCAAAAGAATGATAATTGTTATTCCAAAAAAACTCATGCCTATCTTTTCTTTTGCCCACAAACCCATCATTTGCTTACAAATGGATTGTATTTTCAGAGCGATTTTATCTAAGTTCATTTATTTCTCCTGTTTCAGTGGTAAAAATGGATTTCAAGGCCACCAGTTACCCCGTATGCCCATAACTTGATGCAAGTAAGGGTAGGGCATAGGGGCAAATGGCTGGGGCTCGTGTTCAAGCGTTCTTTTCGTGTGCATCGAAATATGCGTTAACAAGGTCAGCGATGTGACAATGCTTTTCATCCCTATGATCTTCCATGGCATCATGTAATCCCTGTGGCGTTGCATCATAGACAAATGATAGCCAGTCTTTGATCCGTTTTTTATCATGGTTGAATTGAATATAAAATTGCCAAGGAACATTGGAGTTTTCTCGACAAATCGAAATGTCATAATCTAATTGTTCATTACGGATAGCTTTGGCTGCTGCATGTGTGGATAAGGGGCGTAATTTAACGCTAGGGTTTAGTGCATTGGAATAGAGTGTTTTTCCTGCAGTGAATGCGTCTGGGTCGCCGTCTCCATCACTTGACCATGAAAATTCTTTATTGATATCGGCGGCGGCGATCAATATTGCCACTACTATTTCATCATATGGTTTGCAGGCTGTTTTGCAGAAGTCGAATTCTATCAGTCCACAGTTAAGTACAAATGTTTCGTGTCTATCATTTTCAACCCCATTGAATCGGATATGTTGCGGACTAATTTCTGGCGAACGGTTATCATCGTATTCGTATTGAACAGGAATGTCAGTTGCATCAAAAATAGCTTTTGTTACCTGACATAATTTAGTCCATTGCTTCGGGGTAAATTCTTGTTCTGATTTCCAGTAATGGGTGTATCCCATATTGATTTCTCCTGATTTGGTGATACCATTCTACCGGAACAATGTTCTGGTTTCATATGCCAGAAGTAATGAAGTTTAATTAATTTCATGGAAGGTGTAGAATAAAGAAGTGACAGTCAGAGAATTAAAAACAACAGAACCGAATGCTGATTTGGTCGAACGTTTGGAAGTGTTGTTAAAAGATGCGAAAAGCGGTGAGATCCAAAGCATAATAGGAATGGTTATTTATGAGAATGGAAACCCTGGTGACTTCTGGGTAGCAGCTCCGAAGGGATACCACATAAGTATCATGTCTGATCGAATCATTGGATGCCTCGAAAGAATAAAATACCAAATGTTATCAACACGTCACGGTATTGAAACGGAAGATGTATTTTTGGAAAAGTAACAAGCGGAATAAAATATGAACACAGTATTAAGAACGGCAATAATGCGGATTATGTCAGAAATGCTTGATAATCCAGATGAACACGGCATTTATCCCACCGGCAAATTCATGGATAGAATAGAAAGCCTACTTGAATCAATGATGGTAGCTCCAGAAGTCATGCAACTATCAGGCTCAGAGGCGTTGTATGGGTTTGTAAACTGGCTAATAACATCAGATGAATCATTGATAGCCGAGGCAAAATATGATGTGGCATTGTGGGCTGAATTGGTCAAAGAATTCTGTATTATCAATGACTTAACAGAGCCACGGGAAATGTGGGATACATTGTGCGCACATCCAGGGAGTAAGGCTGCATAGTCGGTTTAATAACGGATAAATAACGGATGCCGTCTTCAGAAACATATTTTAAAAAAGGAAACCCGGGAGGACCGGGTAGACCTGCTAACTGCCGCAACAAATTATCAGACAAATTCCTAAGCGTTCTCTCCGATGATTTTGAGGTGCATGGTGTTGATGTTATTAAGAAACTTCGAGAACAGCAGCCTGCCCAGTACTGCCAGGTAATTGGGCGATTGATGCCGAAGCTTATGGAATTGACAGGTCCTGATGGCGCTCCTATCGACATGAAATGGACAGTGGAAGTCATTGAGCCTGATGGAAAGTAGCAGTTACTATGATCTAATTTCAGGGCAAGTAGTTATTCCCAGCAAGCACGAGCTCCAGCATGAAGAACAAATGACCGCGATGATCAAGCACGATACAAGTGAGTGTGGTTATGAATGCTGCTACACAGAGCCTTATGGCTGGGTTCCTGAAGCAGGGTGTCCTGTTCATGATTAATTAAGGCAAATCATATGTTTACCACACATTGTATGTTTTGTCGTGGTCAATTTACTGGCGGCTGTGAACACTGCAACCCAGTGAATCCGCCAGCAAAACTTGCACAACCTATCGGCTGGATTTGTCCGGTATGCAACAAAGGCAATGCACCCCTGGCAATGACATGTGGGTTCTGTGTTAACAAGCCAGCGGCGACTGTAAGCAGGCTCGGCAGTGATTACGAAACATTCAACCCGCCGCTATTCTTTTCAGACGGCAGGTGGGTCTAGTTTCAGTGCTTTGTGGTCGACTCATCTAACACATTGTTCATAAAAGATTTTAATGCTTTTGGTTGAAGAAAAAACGGCAACCCGTCGACCGTACAGAAACGGAAATAATGAAGATTAATGCATCCAATGGACGCGATTTGGTATTAACTGAGATTTTCAACGGGGTACTGTTGCGAACGGCAGAAGGGAATGAGATTGGCATTTGTATGCGGGATGACACGGTTGAGATCAATATTATTACAGGTGATGGTGGGTGGCACCGGATTGATATGCAGAAAGGGACTATCAATAAGATGGCACCAATTATAACCACGCAGGATCAACATCAATTATCAGACATTGAGTTAACAGACTGTCCCCCGGGCAGGTTGATCTAGCTTGCATGGCCCGTGAGAGCGAGGATTTATGGTGATTAGCGTACAGGAAAGGAAATAAACAAAGATGTAGTCTATGCACTACATGTAGTCTATACACTAAAGGAGTATTGGAGTACCCGAATAAACAGGTATTTCGTAGACGATCAGTAAAATTGCCATACAACGATACCGGTCCCGTGGAGCAAGTTAACTAAGTGCTTGATTATCATACAAATGATTTTTCATGATTTTGCCGATAATCGCCTTTCAAACATATACTGATCGTCTAATTCTGAACCAAGAATCAATGACTTACAGCGCGCAGGAGCAAAACGTATGAGAAATTATGATATTGATGGCAATCACGGCGGTTAATAAAAGTGCTGGCCTTGCTTAATCATGCCCAACATTCAAGTCCCAACTAAATTCCGTCCGGTACTCGACAGTGAACAACGTTTCGTGGTTTTATTTGGTGGCCGGGGCAGTGCTAAATCCGAAAGTGTAGGGCGCTATCTGATCATGAAAGCCCAGACCGAAGGTGCGGACATACTGTGCGGTCGTGAATTCCAATCCTCGATAGATGATTCGGTCCACAAGCTGCTAAAAAACCTAATTGAGGATAAGGTTCGGGTAGACGGATTCAGGGTACTAGAGCACAAAATAGACTGTCTGACCGGAGGTGGTTTCAGGTTTAAAGGCTTTGCTCGTAATTCAAGTGCAGTCAAGAGTGCTCAGGGTTTCAAGTATTCATGGATTGAAGAAGCCCAAGCACTTTCCAAAGAGTCTATCCGTGATCTCACTCCTACTATTCGTGCAGCTGGGAGCCAGTTGTTCTTCACCGCTAATCCGATGTCTTCCGCTGATCCTTTCAGCCAACGGTTTATCGTGCCGTACCTAAAGCACATTGATAAGCATGGAGTGTATGAAGATGACATGCACTTAATTATCCGCATGAACTACCGGGATAACCCGTGGCATGGGGTACTCGAACAAGAGCGAGCCTGGGACTTCGAACACCTGCCCCGGGCTGAGTACGATCACATCTGGGAAGGTTCTTTCAGCGACCATGTGGAGGACGCTATTATCCCAGCCGAGTGGTTCGATGCCGCGATTAATGCTCATGTCAAGCTGGGCTTTAAACCGCGCGGAGTGAAGATCGTTTCTCACGATCCGTCCGACAAAGGGCCAGACGATAAGGGTCTATGTTATCGTCATGGATCCGTTATTTTGGATGTACAGTCTCGAGATGTGGGAGACGTGAACGAGGGTTGCGACTGGGCTCTTGACTATGCGATTAATCACCAGGCAGATGTTTTCATCTGGGATGCAGACGGTATGGGGTCTTCATTACGCCGGCAGATATTGAGTGCAATCGCAGGTAAACGGATGGACCATGTAGAGTTTCGTGGTTCTGCTGCACCTGATAATCCAACTGAAATCTATCAGTCTGTGGATACGCACCCGGATGCTACAGCCAGGACCAATATAGACACATTCAAAAATTGGCGAGCACAAAAGTACTGGGACCTACATGATCGGTTTTATAATTCATATTTAGCTGTTATTCAGAAGCGCTATATTGATCCTGAAAGCCTAATTAGCATTTCGGCTGACATTGCCGATATAGACGCATTGCGGGCAGAAGTGTGTAGAATACCGAAGAAGCACAATCCTAATGGCTTGATTCAGATCATGAGCAAAGAAGAAATGCGGAAACTCAGAATTGCTTCACCGAATATGTCCGATGCCGTGATGATGTCTCTGGCCAATCCGCCGCTAAAGAAAACACTGGCCCCATTACAGTTTGAATCCGTTTATGGATAATATGTTGCCAGATGTATTAAATAAAGCCAGAGACACCGAAGCTGAAATATCCAGGTTTGAGCGTTTTACTGAAAATAAGAAGTCTTTGTTTTATGAGCTAACTTTATTTTATCTGCAAACGCGATTCGATAATCTCAAAGATGAACTAAGAGACAACTATGGCCACTAATTTACTCGCTGGAAAATTCGTGGGTGAAGGCTTTGAGAATCACAACAATGTGCTTCAGCTGTTACGCAAAGCCCAGAGCGTAGAAAAAGATGTCCGCGATATCGTGCGGGAGGTGCATGACTTCCTGGATCAAAAAGATGGCCAGTGGGAGGATCTAGCGAAGGAGAAGTTCAAGGGCCGGCCCCGCTACACTTTCGACAAATGCAATGATCTGGTCGATGACATTGCCGGCGCGATGGAACAGAATGATTTCGATATTCAAATTCTGCCGGCAGGCGGCGATGCAACGCAGGATCTGGCCAAAACCTATGACGGACTAATTCGCAATATCCAGAACTTATCCAATGCAAACGATATATATGAGGCATCTGCACGTTTCATGGTGCGGGCTGGGATTGATGGCTGGCGGGTCAAACAGCGCTGGGGCGATAACAACACGTTCGATCAGGACTTGTTCATTGATCCGATATCCGATTTTGTGGACAGCGTTTGGTTTGATCCAAGTTCTGTACTGGCAACCCGGGAAGATGCGCGATACTGCTTTGTGTTGGAACCAATCAGCAAGGTAGAGTATAAAGAGAAATTTCCCAAGGGGACTGGCCAATCCATTACCACCGACCAGGAGATTCAGCGCGCTTCTGATAGAAAGCCGGAAGAAATTATTATCGGCGAGCTCATCTATAAGCAAAAAGCCAAGCGGGACATCGTGGAAATGGGCAACGGGGCCGTTTACATTGTCGATGATAAATTCCAACAAGTTAAGGATGATTTGGAAAAGCAAGGTATTGTCGAAGTAAGGCGGCGTACCCGGGAAGTGGAAGAAATCAAAACCCGCTTGTTCGATGGCGGGGACTGGTTGACTACTCCACAGAATACCGTATTCGACATGTTGCCCATCGTGCCGATTTACGCCAATTGGTCAGTACGTCAAAGCGTGCCGAATTATTGGGGCATAGTCACCAAAAAGCTGGATGCACAGAGGGTCCTGAACTACACCGAATCGCGCAAAGTTGAAGAGGGGGCGCTTGCTCCATTGGCCAAGATTGTGGCGACCCGAGAGCAGGTAGGCGGCAATGAAAGCCAGTGGGAAAAGTTGAATGTCAGTTCAGATCCCTTTTTGCCCTATGTACATAAGGACGGCCAACCACCTCCATATAAAATCGGCGGGGCTGAAATCAATCCCGGGCTTGAAATAACCTCGCAAGCCATGTTGCAGAATTTGCAGAGCACAGCGGGCATTGATCAACTGAATACTCAATCGCTGGGGCTGTTATCCGGTGAGGCAGTCAAACTCAGACAGGAGCGAGGCGATACCCGTAACTTTAAATACACCACTGCCAAGCAAAGGTCTATCTGTCATACCGGCAAGATCCTGATGCGGGCCATCCCCAAAGTCTACGACACCAAGCGCCAGGTGCGTATCCTGAACGAAGATAGAAGCCTTGACATGGTAATGCTGAATGACCGGGTTATCGACGAGCAGACCGGCGAAGAGGTGGAAATCATAGATTTGTCCAAAGGCACCTATGATGTAACTTGCAATGTTTCCAAGGGCTACAAAACCCGCCAAGGTGAAACGGTGAATGCTTTTGTCGAACTGGCCGCAATCGATCCTACCGTGCTTGAGGAAGGCAAGGACATATTACTAAAATCCATGAATGAGCCCGGCATGGAAGCTTTGGCCGAACGGGTGCGCCAGCGAATGGTATTAGGTGGCCAGATACCGGAAACGCAATTATCGGATGAAGAAAAAGAACTGATTGCCAATCAGCCGCCACCAGAACCAGATCCGGTAACTGTAGCGCTCCAGGCCGAAGCTGAAGACCGCGACGATGAGATCCAGCTTAAAGGCATTGCGCTTGTAAATAAGGAAAAGGAACTTAAAGCCAAGATTGCTAATGATTTACGCGATGATGAGCGGGCTTCAATGAAGGAAGCATTCGAGCAAATCAAAGTCATGGGCCAGGCTTTGGAAAGTCAGGCCAAAGTTCTAAAGACCGTAGCTGAAGCACAAGGCATCGAAGGCGTTGAAATTCTTGGCATCAATGAGATTTTAGCTGCACAGAAAGCTGTAATTCGTGATACTCAGCAGGAGCAACCATGATTAAACCGACCATCGGACGCATTGTTTGGTATTGGGGCTTTTTGGGCCAGGATTATCCAAGAGCAGCCATTGTTACTCACGTGTGGAATGACACGATGGTCAATCTCGCTGTTTTCGATGCACATGATTCTTCTATGTACAAAAGCAGCGTCACGCTTTATCAGGGTGAAGGCTCAAAGCCAAATGTTCCTTTCTGCGAATGGATGCCATACCAAATTGGACAGGCCAAGAAGTACGAAGAAGCCATACAAAGCTCATGTGAGCAGGAGCAGCCTTGAGATTATTTTAATGGTGGCGTGTCAAGCGGGTCGTGCCCGGTGTGGTGTTGCAAGACTGTAATGGCATAACGTGAGCAACATAGAAGCGCCACCTTTAAAGTGATTTTATGAAGCAGCGGCGTGGAAAGCAGACATGCCTCACAGGTTGGTGCGGGAGCGCCTGTTGGCCCTGAAATATGGGAACCTAGGCAAGCCGACCCATGCAGGTTCTAAGGCATGGGAATAAGCCCCGAGCCGGGGTGGCGTCCGGCCTGCTTCGCTTACAATGCGGTCTAGAAGACGATCTGGGATGTCAACAGTCTTCCAAACTGAAGAGGTGGGTTCGATTCCCACAGGCCGCTCCAAGTCACGAAAAAAGCGATAAGAAAACCGGCTAATTATTTACCGGTAAAGATTTGAGCGAAATTCTTACCGGTAAAAGTTTGATTGAATTCCTTACCGATACGAAAATGACGGCTAAACGTATCGCATTAATCCAAAGGTTGTTGTAATGAGCGGAAAAAACGGAGTACACTGTAATGGTATCGGAAAACACGGAACAGGGATTATCAACGGAAGACGCTGAAAATCTAGCAGGCGAGCAACAGGAAGAAGAAAAACACGATGGTTTTATCCGGCTGGACAAGCACCAGAAAGACATCAATGTCCAGCACAAGAAATATCGAGAGGAAGAACGCGGTAGGATAAAAGCGGAAGAACGCTTTGGTAAGCTTGAAAATGAACTTGCCGACCTTAAAAAAACGACCGCTGCTACTGAAATCAAACCTATAGACCCGTTTTCAGAGACTTTGGCGCAAGACCTCGAAGACCGCGACAAAGCAGTAAAGCAAGAAGCTTTACAAGAGGCAGAACAGAAACAAACTGAAACTGCCACACGGAACGAAGCCGCCACTCTGGCGGAAGAACGGAAACAAGCGGACGACACTCTACAAGCGGAATTCAATACAAAGACGCTTGCTCTCGGGCTTGATGTCAATGCAGTCAATGCAACATTAGGCGTACTGCATAACTATGGCGTATCGGATGTTATTGCCGATGCCATAGTAGACAGGCCGGATGGCGCATTGCTGGCTAAGCATCTAGAATCTGATCTTGCTTCATTGGAAGACATGAACAAGATGAGTGCTTTTCAGTTATTCAGCCACATTGAATCAAAACTCAAGGACAAGCTGGCAGTATTTAAACCTAAAACCAGTGGCGCTCCAGATCCGCCGATGACCTTGAAAGGCGGCGGTGTTTCCGAACTCGATCAACGCGAGGATTGGGAAAAGGGAGTCGTTTACGAATAATGGAGTAGTCTGATGGCCAATGACCTCACAAGTAATGTCACGCGAAAACTGATGCGTGTCTTTCTGAAGCACTTTGAAGCAAACAGGGTGATCACAAAGACCATCAACACACAGCTTTTCTCGGGCAAATTCAACCCGGCTTCGGGTACCACAATCGATATCAAACGCCCGCACGATTACACCGTGAATCGTTCCGCTGGCGGTGATATTTCAGGCATTACCAAAGACAGCATCATTGCCGGTAAAGCCACCGCGACGGTGCAGAATTATTTCACCACTTCAGTGGAATGGGACAATGTCGAAGAGGCTTTAGAACTGGATCAGCTTGACATGATCATAGCGCCGATGGCGCGGCGGATCGTGACCGATCTGGAAGTGGACTTTGCCCAGTTCATGAAATTTAACGCAGGCACGGTACAGGGGACTCCAGGCACCGCTGTCACCACTTGGGCTGATGTTGCAAACGCTGGAGCATTCATGGCCTCAACTGGTGTCCCAGCAGACTCCCCCTGGTGGTACGTGATCAATCCGTTCACGCAAGTTGCATTGGCGGATCTGCAGAACTCATTGACCGCAGCCGATCAACTGGTAGCAACGGCATGGCAGAAAGCCCAGATTAGCCGCGATTTCGGCGGTATGCGGGCGATTACCTCGGTAGCGCTCGATGCCCATACCACGACTTCTGAAGCGGATCGGGCAGGAGCCTTGAACGGAACCCCCACCGCAACCTATGTGTCAGTCAAGGATACGATGACACAAAGTTTGATTATAGATGCAATGGGGGCTGGTTCAACGGTTATCGTGGCGGGTGATACCATTTCCATTCCAACCAGGTTCATGGTGAATCAGGCGACCAGAAAGGTACAATTGGACGCAGCTGGCGCAAAAATTCCGTATCGCGCCGTAGTCACCGCCGATGTTACCCTTAGTTCTGGAGCTGGAACCATCGTGGTAACCGGCCCGGCTATTTTTGACACCATCGGCCAGTACAACACGGTTGAAGTGGCACTAGCCGACGATGACGTGATCAACCTGCTGGGCGCAGCTGCAGACGTGCTGCAACCGAACCTGTTCTACCATGAACAGGCGTTTGCAATGGCTAGTGTTAAGCTGCCGAAACTGTTTTCCACCGATACTTTAGCGGTAACAGAAGACGGTTTCTCACTGCGTGTATCCAAGTATGCAGACGGCGATGCTAACGTACAGAAGATCCGGTTTGACCTCCTGCCCGCTTATGCGACGCTGAATCCGTTCTTTGCGGGGCATGGCTACGGCTAAAGCATATGTTACTAACGGGGATGTCGGGTGCGGTGTACCCGGCTCCCTGCAGTGGCATAAATGCGCGGTTGCCGAACTGGAAGGCGATGAACTAGTTGAATACGTCAAGGAAGTATTGCCGGCCATGTCGATTGAAGATGTACGCCTGTTCATGCTGCACATAATCGCGGAGAAATTAACAGATGGCTACCGTTCTTGATGTTGTCACCGGAGCATTACAACTCTTAGAAGTCCGCACTGCTGAATCAGCGGTCACGCCGGCAGAGTCAAAGGATGGGCTGACGTCGCTCAATGACATGATGAACGAATGGAATGTCGATGGAATCGATGTTGGCTATCCGCGTGAAGGCTTGACCGGTACCGATGAAATCCTAAGTGTTCGCACCGGTTCGATAGGTGCGATTAAAGCCAATCTGGCAATTTACTTTGCTCCGGAATATGGGCGGATTGTCACCCC